CATCAGCACCCTCTTTGTCAAGATTGCCCTTGGCGTCTTTCTTCAACAGATCATAGAACAACTTCTCCGGAACAATTCTGCTGTTCTTTGTCTTTTCCAGTTCAGGATCTTGTGCTTTGACTTGTTTCTCTTGTGTGGTGTTGGCGCCTTCACTCCAGTTGATGATGAAGTTCTCTGGCTTATCACCTAGTGCGGCACCGGCCATTTTCGTGTACGCATAGAACTTCACCTCAGGGAATTCTCTGGCAATGTCGAATGCCAGATCCATGTATTCAGGACTGAAGAAGTCTCCGGCGTCATGCCATCGAACTGTCACATTCCATCCATCTTCGAAACCCTTGGATCCTGCTTTTCCTTCAGCAGCTTCTTTTCTAATCTCACCCTTCAGTTGCATGGAGAACCCATCAGGATCATTCAGCAGATAAGTAAGAATCTTGCCGTCACTCAACCACGGGCCGGCAAACTGAACCTTGCCCCCTTTTAACGCAAAACAGTCAACTTTACAACTACCTGCACCTGGACAAGTATTAACAACTATCAACTCGTTTGTATTCTCATCAAGAGCAATACCAGTGAGTGCCGCGAAGCCGATGTTGAAGAATTGTTCATATGCTCCGTTAGAGTGTTTCATCTTCTCGTTTTGTTTCAACAATTTCTTCGGACGTTGCGCCATTGCTTTCTTGATAGAATCAACATTGTATTTCTTGCCGGCTTCGTCGTAATAAGAGATTACACTACTGCGGTGCATATACGGTAATTTGAATCGGTCACTCTTTGTTTTACCAGTGACATACTTTTCCTTCCCAGGAATTATTTCTCCTTTTTTTGAGAGCCGATCCTTGTTGTATGTTTTGTTACCTTGCTTGTCGAGTTTAGAGGTTCCTCGTATTCTGTCCATGTAGTCAGTTAACTCTTTACCTTTGAGGTCTCGCTGTGGTGCTGACAGATTTGTGGCTTCATCCAACTCTTTCTCATCGCTGAAGGGAGTGTAAGTTATTTTATACTTGTCGTTTTGAAAATACTCGGGAATGTCTCGTTTAGAATAGTATGGACCACCTACGGCCTTGTTAGTATGCTTGCTGTAAACATAGAAGCCGGATTGAGCATCTTGCCAATTTTTATTTTCGTCTGTTCGCTTTGCTCTGCCTACACCTTTTGGCTCATCTTCTTCGTCATCCTCTTCTGGCTCTTCCATATCACCGGGTTCTACTCCACCAGGTTTACCATCGCCACCATATTTCAGGAATTGATCCATACTCATGATCTGTATTCCGGGCAAGGCCCCTGGTAGATTTGGTTCTGCGCCCTCAAATAGTTCTTTTATTTTCATTGGTTCTCCTATTTCATTGACATTTTACAGTCGGTATGTTATATTTATCAGTGAATGCCATACGGCGTAAATACAACATGTTCAATAAACTAAAAAACCTATTCAAGCCCGAACCGAAACCTCATTGGGCAGAGCCACTTGCTCCAATGACCGCTGGTGCTCCTCCTACAGAAGTTGCCCCCGTGGATATTGTAGTTCCACCTAAGGTTCGTGCGAAACGTGGCCCTGCGGCCCCTAAGAAAAAACCTATCGTGGAGAGAGTTGATGCTAAGGCGTTGGCAACAGCCGCAGGAGAGCCATACGTGGCAATTCTGTCAGTGGACATTGATCCAAAGGATATCAACAATGGTGCATTTGAGTTAGACTGGAACGACAAGTTTCTGTTAAATCTGATCAAGGCAGGATACAAACTCAAGGAAGACGACACCGAAGCCGAGATTGTAGATCGGTGGTTCCATACTGTCTGTCGCAATGTGGTACTGGAAGTGTATGAACAGAATCAGGCGGATCCGGACAACCGCATTCCGCCGTTGACCAAAAGCAAAGATGAACGAGTAATCAACCGTAGACCTTTGGGTGACGGTCGCTCTGAAATGAGTTGACAATACATCAGTTTCGTGTTATAATTCAGCATGACAACTGACCCGGTAATACTAAATTGCACATACGACGAGGACCGAAATGAATGGATCGTTTGGTTCCCGTATCCCCTCGGGGGAATGAGTGTTTTGGAATCGTTCGACAATGAAGCCGATGCCCGTGCATTTTGGCATCGGCAAATTGACAGCCGAGACAATACTTGACAATAAATGGGTATTGTGATATAATACTTATGTTGACAATAAATGAAAAACGTATCGTCAATCGTCAGCAATTTGCCAATCAGCCAACTTGATGTTGCCTGGAAGCAATACAAACAAGAGGCGAAACTTGTCGGCAAGAAGGTGCGTATTCGCTATCGCGGACCGCGCTTCGACTGGATGAAGTTGACCGCGCTCAAAAAAGATGCAGTCGGCTTCAGTGTTTATTTTTACTAAGTTCCTATATCAATGACTTCTCTATATGCGGCTTTTTTTGAGCCTAAAATCAAATGTACTATGTGTTCGAAGGAGAAGCCAAAATCTGATTTTGTATTCCATCCAACACTTGGTGTACAATTACATGCTTTTTGTAATGAGTGCAGTGATAAATACTTAATAAAAAAAGGCATGACCACTTGTTCAGTATGTAAAGTATCAAAAGATGAGTCGCATTTTCAGCATTATGCAACACGCTTTAAAAGTGACGGAAACAGGTTAAGAACAAATACAAATTGCAGAGAATGTTCTAAAAAAGAAGGAAAAGTTTTACATGAAATTAAAAAAACTAATCCGCCGCCCGAATACAGGACAGCGTGTCCACAATGTAATAAAATAGTGTATCCGAAATCAGAGGATATTCCTGAGGGCGTTGATGGTACAAACGGACCATGGCAATGCGACCACGATCATAGTTTAGGTACATTTAGAGGGTACTTATGTAAGAGGTGTAATACTGGTACAGGCCTTATTGGTGATAATGTTGAATATTTTGAAAAGGCTGTACAAGAAAAAAATAAAAGGAAAAGATGAATACCAATTTAATTGTATGCAGTAATAATATTTCATATATGAAATCATTGCCGGATGATTCAGTAGATATGATAGTCACCAGTCCACCGTATGATAATTTAAGAACATATAATGGTTTTAAATTAGATTTACATGAGGTAGGTGAACAAGCATTGAGGCTTTTAAAGCCCGGGGGCATTGCTGCCGTTATCATCCAAGATAGTACCACCGACGGGCACAAATCGTTGACTTCATTTAGAATGATTATAGATTGGTGTGACTCAGTGGGATTTGGTCTATTTGAGAATTGTATCTATTCTCGTCAAGGAGTTGAGGGAGCCTGGTGGAAAAAACGCTTTAGAGTAGACCATGAATACATACCGCTGTTTATTAAAGGAAAAAGGCCGGCGTACTTCAACAAAGAAGAATTGAAGATACCTAGCAAACACGGTGGGAAAACAATGACCGGCGCTGCCACTAGAAATCCAGACGGGACTCAACAAAAAGCCCGGCAAGTTTACATTAATCCTATGAAATGTCGCGGTACCATTTGGAATTACCCACAGTGTGGTGATGGTAGTAAACTCAAACATAAGCACCCGGCTACATTTCCCAATTTGCTCCCGTATGATTTGATTGAGTGTTTTTGCCCGCCCGGAGGGGTGGTGTTGGATCCGTTTAACGGCAGCGGGACTACTTGTGTCGCAGCAAAAACATTAGGGAGGAATTACATAGGAATTGATATTTCTCAGGAATATTGTGATATTGCTGATGCGCGAATCAAAACCGAAAGTATAACAAGACCAGTAGCGCCACCGCCCAAGGTTATAGCAAAGGTCGATTCTGCATCAGAATTACCTAATAGCCTATTCACATTTTCGTAAAACGGGTAAACACACGTTGACAACAACGTAGATCAGTGTTATAATAGCAGCATATTATGAAATACGCCCTTATTGACACTGCAAATCTTTACTTTCGGATGCGACATATGGCCTCTAAGAATTCCGATTCTTGGGAGAAAGTGGGATACGCTCTCCATCTCGTTTTCGCATCTGTCAACAAGATTGTGAAACGTTTCGGTCCTGACATTCATGTGGTGTTCCTCCTTGAGGGACATTCATGGCGTAAGGATTTCTATAAGCCCTACAAAGGAAACCGAGTCGTAAATGATAAGGATCTTACTGAGGCCGAGCGCGAAGAATCGCAACTCTTTTGGGAAACTTTTGACGCTCTTATCGCCTACCTCAAAGACAAGACCAACGCCAGTGTTCTGCGTGAGCCGAACGCAGAAGCGGACGACCTGATTGCCAGGTTCATTCACCTTCACCCCGATGACATCCACTACATAATTTCCTCGGACACCGATTTTTTACAGTTGGTTGCGCCGAATGTTTTCCAATATAATGGCATCACAGATCAATACATCACTCTTGAAGGTTACCACGATCACAAGTACAACCTGATCAAAGACAAGAAAACAAAAGAACCGAAATTACTGGAAGATCCGCAGTTTATCCTTTTTGAAAAGTGTATGCGAGGTGATCCGACTGACAATGTATTTTCGGCGTATCCTGGTGTACGAACAAAAGGCACAAAGAACAAAGTCGGACTTACTGAGGCGTATGCCGATCGGTACAAGCAAGGGTTTGATTGGAATAATTTACTATTACAAAGGTGGACAGACCACGACGGAGTGGAGCATCGCGTCAAAGATGACTATCAACGGAATGTCATTCTGGTTGACCTCACGGCTCAGCCTAAACAAATCAAGGATGCGTGTGACGCGGTTATAACTGAGGGTGTTCGTACAGCACACGTAGGTCAAGTTGGACTTCACTTTTTGAAGTTCTGCGGCAAATATGATCTGAATAAGTTGAGCGAGAACGCCGATACTTATTCGCGGTGGTTGAATATTGCTTATACAGGAGTGTTGCGTGACAATACTTGATAAGAAAAGCCGTATCAAAACGATACGCAAAGGTGATCACCGATGGATGATCACTGATGGACATATGGTTAGTCCTCGCGCCGGTTTTGAAATTGACCGAAACTGTTATGATTCGTATGTGACAGTTATCAGGGAGTGTATCGCAAACGGTTGGCTCAAGCCTGTTGCGTATGTAAGAGAAGATGAATTTATGTGGGAGAATTTGAATGAAGATTGAAAGCGCAAACGGAGTTGAAGGGTGTTTGATTTATGTACACGGAGCGAATACATATCAGTTCCGTGTATACGACAAAGATGGCTTCCGAGACTATGACATTTATCATTCTGATCTTGTGGTCAGAATTGCTGACGAGGATGCCACTTTTTATGAGCATGAAGATGGACGAATGATATTGGATCATTCGCCAGAAACTTTAGGACTAAAACCAAATGAAAACTGAATTAGACAAACAACTATGCGAAAAGTTCCCGAAACTATTCGTGGATCGCAATGGCGACATGTTAGCTACGGCGATGTGTTGGGGCTTTGAACACGGCGATGGCTGGTTCAACATCATTCATGCTCTGTGTGCCAACATTCAATGGCATATTGATCAGAGCGTGAAGAATCACGACTATGCCGCAAAATACAACACGATGCGCGATGCAATGCTCGCCGGCGACTTTACTCTATTTGAGGAAGATTACCGGACCAGTATGCTGTCGTTCCGAGAACAACGCCGCAAGGAAATTCTCAATGAGAAGCCTCGTCCGGTACCGGAGATTATTGAGCAGGTCACTGTCAATCAAGTCAAAGAAAAGTTCGGCACCCTGCGTTTCTATTACAGCGGCGGTGATGACTACATCGACGGTCTGGTGGCAATGGCCGAGAGTATGTCTGAGGTGACCTGTGAGGAATGCGGTGCGCCTGGGCGAGTTCGTCGTGGTGGTTGGCTGCGTTGTCAATGTGATGCACATGCACAGGCTTCGGGCAACTATCTGACCGAAGAAGATGAAGCATCGATAGAACCATGAACGGCCCTCAATGGTTCAAGGACGAGTCGTCAAAGCGAACACACGAACGCCTAAAAGTTCACATGGATAAAATGTGCGCTGAATTGTTTCCGAGTTTCACGCTGACGCACACAGGCTTTCTTCGTATGGACGAAAGCCGACGATTTGAGACAGGTCGCGACGAAATTAAAGTGACACTGCATCTGCGCCCAATAGGCGAAGCGGCTTTCATTGAAGAAGCATTGAACATACCAGATTGGAAGTTATTAGAATGAAGTTTGAAATAGGTGATTTTGTAAAAAAGACTTCCGGGTCTCAATGGCACGGGATGGTGGTGGGCACGTATTCAACAGTGCTGACCCCTGAGGGCTATGCCGTCGAGAGTTGGTTTGAACAAGGATCAGTTCAAATCTATCCAGTAAAGGCCCTTGAACCATGGACCCCTTTGGAGAAATAATGCCAAGATTCATAGTTGATTTATGGTTAGACGGATATGAATCCGAAGAGGAAATGGCCGCGGCTTGTAAAGAGTTTATCTTTGAGCAATTAGATTTTAGCGCCAGTTCAGTTACAGTAACAGAAATAAAGGATGATGATGCACCTACTACGTGACGACAACAATCAAGTATATGTGTGGGTTGATGACAATGACGAAAATGTTGAACTCAGTCCTCACTATGACTACGAGGAAGATGCCATCGTCTGGTACAGAGCCGTGGCAAAAGAAATGTTTCAAGAATTTGGGATAAGGGAATAGCATGGCACAACACACACATTACTGGACATGTTCCTCATTCGCAGATTGGCTACGCGGCTCTCCTAAGCCCGGGGCAGCAACATCAGAGGGATGGGACGCTTGGTATGCTGAGGCAGAAGCGAAATATCCCGTTCGCTATTGGATCGCTGAGGAAGGTCTTCACAAACTACAAGACTTTGTAACTTGGCCGACACGAAAAATCAGTGACATTCGTAACTATGTCACAAATCGTTATGTCAGCAAGACACATGCACTGACCAGTACTCTGGCCGTGGGTCAATGGTACGAGTTTGAAACTCGCGTACTTTATTGTATGTTCGGCGCGCTTGCTAACTACATTGAGATTGAGGAAGCATGGAGTTACGTTTGTTGGGGCGATGAAGAACGAAAAGCCAAATACAAATCAACCAGACGATTCTGGTGGAACGAATGGCGTTGTCCCGAAGCAGGCGTTGATCGACTGAAATGGGCGGCAAGTCTGGTCAATGACAAGGATATGGGAGTCGCAGAAGATTCGCCCGACTACGGCAAGCCGACGAATCAGGCCCTTCATGCTCAGGAGATTCTTGATCTGTACACTTGGTGGACTGTCACCCGGCCAGCAAGACCTGATCCGTGGGAAGTAAGTGGATGGAATGCGCTCCACGCAGCCCGCAATGCTGAGTTAGGTTTCAATGGCAACACAAAGTCAAAACGCCGCGCACTGCGAAGCAAACGCACCCCGGAATACAAAAAAGAATCGGCCAATTGCTTTGCTCTGATGGGCAAGATCGAAGCCAAGTATGAAAAAGAAGATGATCAGATGTTGATCCGTCTGATCAAAGCACGAAAAGGAATGTGGACATGATACCGCTGAACAGAAACCAAATGAAGCAACTTCGCAAAATCTTCAAGGATAATCCTGATGTGGCAGAGGTTGTGCTGCGCGAAGAAAGCAAAACTGGCATCGGTCCCAATCTATACGCAGATTTTGTAAAGCCGGGCGGTGAACATCACCGCGTCGATATCTCAGACTACGCCAGTTGGTAATGAAGATAATCTACTACCGAAAAGAAGGTCGTCGTTATATTCCAGTCAAGGAGTATGATGACAACTGCATGTGGGCCCTGCCGTATGGTGATCATCTGGTGATGAAATACAAAAACGGCGAGACCAGAGTTCATAACATTGATCCTGCACTGGCACCGATGATTGCAGCAGGTCGTCATGGTCGTGATGCCATGGCGGCGGCAATTCATTCTGCCTCAACACTCAGACCTCGAACCTCCCCTCTTACCGAAGAGCAAAGAGGTGCCTGGTCCAGATTAGAAGAAGCCTACGGAGATGATAAATTTCTGCTCCAATGGCCTGCGGCATACGATGTTGCTGATGTCGCAGTAAAGGCAATGATTGCCGAGGTAGATAAATATATGTCCGTGCCCGCTGTAAAGAATGCCTACGAGCATTTTATGATGGTATACAAACTAACAAAGGAAAATGAATGTTAATAGCAAAACCGATTATCAAAGATCAGTATTGGGTCGTCACGAACGGCAAAGAAAAAGTCGGTAATGTTCAGGCAACTGGATCCGGATTTGAAGTGAAACTTAACGGAAGCACCTCATACTTTGAGAATACCAGTAAGATAAAGCGCGATGCCCGAATTGAGTTTCAACCTGTTAAAAAGGTAAAGGCAAAGGAAGTATCGTTTGCCACATATCCTACTACTGGGAAGGTGCATAACTCTGTATTTGACTTGAAGAGGCGACTACATCTGTTTACCAAGACGGCAAAGAGCAAATGCTTTTATGCCGCAGGGTGGTTCAAAATAGACCAAGGTGCCATGGTTGAAACGGTGTTCTGTCCAAAGTACATCTTCATTCTGCGATACGACTTCTCAGGTCCGTATAAAACTGAGGCAGAGGCAGCGCGATAAATATACCATGATTCATATCAAAAGATTTATTGATCGGATTGCTCACGTTGAAGGCAGAGCAGGCAAAGACTTAGTTATGCCTCTGACGGATGCCCGTGCCCTGCGTGACGAACTGAGTAAACTTTTGGCTGATAACCTACAACTATTATCGGATTCCAAGGAACAAGAAGTAATTCAAGTAGAAGTAACTGGTGGTAAATTTTGAGCAGAACACAATCTAAGGTTCTACTGGAGTTGGTAGATAAGGTCTCTTACAAGTGCGACCAAATTGTAGAGGCAGCAGGAATATGGGCTGTGTTCTACGAAGGGCGCGCCTTCAATCTAAAGTCACAGCATTATCTGGATTCTGAGGATACACCGAAGTACAAGAAAACCAGCTTCTCAAATCCAGGGCATGCCAGGAACCTGTGCCGTAAACTGAACGCTCAGTTCAAAACGGACAAATTTACTGTGGTGTTTATGACAACAGGGACTGTTGTATATCCTGACTAATGGCTCGCCCATCAAAAAAGCAGTTGATCACTGAGGCGGTTCTGGAACAATTACCGAGTCAGACTTCTACTGTGGAAGAAACAATATTTCAATGGTGGATGACCGGGCGGCAAGAAGGGTTACGATTAACTGACTTAGGGGACACTGCGTTTAGGTTAGCAGAGATTGAATTTTACACGTTTCCTGCTGACAAAATACCAGCTGGTTCCTGGTATCATTTTATGATTGAATTGAACCGAAAGATAAAATGTCCATACTACCTCAGTGTGACAAAGGAAGCAGGAAAGAAGGGAGAACCCTTCATCCGAATTTACGATGGCAAGATCGCCACCCTTCTTAGCATATACGGAAATCTAAAGGATTATCTGGAATCTGTTAAAAGGTAAAGAGCATGTCAACGGGGTAGAATACTACCGCGTTATATATGTATGACTTTAAAAGTCTGTTCATTAACTTAAGGAAACAAATGAAACTATTACTCTCTCTAATCGCCGCTCTCGGCATGGTCTCCGCTTTCGCAGCCGATGCAGTTAAGCCTGTTGTGGCTCCTGCCGCTGTAGTTGCTCCGGCTGCTGCAACACCTGCTGCAAAGAAGGTCGTCAAGGCAAAGAAGGTTAAGAAGGCCGCAAAGCCTGCAAAAAGTGTCGAGGCACCAAAGGCAGCAGCATCTAAGTAATCTGGATGTAGACGACGAGGATTATATCAACGACCGTGTTGATTTGCATCGTGGATATGATCGTCCGAGACTAAAACATCAAATATCGCCCTACATCAGAACACGACTGAAAATGGCCCGATTAGAGGCTTTAAAGAAGTATTCTGAAGTTTGGGGATAAATAAAGTTGAGGGAACTTTAAAACCCTCATCACACACACACAGGAAAAATATGATTAAAACATTCACCAACATTGCCATTGACCAAGTTCAAGACGGCAAGAAACAATTTGTCAGTACGTTCGTTCAGAACGTGCCAATCGCACAAATTATGAACACATTCGTTGATGTCCAAACTGCATACACCAGAGCAGCAATGGATCTGTCAATTGACACTCTTACTTCATTCTCCAAAGTACTGGCTAATCCTAGCACGTACAAATCAAAACAAGTATGACATTCGTAGTTCGCCGAGTGCTACTCAATGAGTACCACAAGTATACCGCGCACCTGAAAGCCCTTGATCCTGATAGCAGAGTATTGCGATTCGGATTCAGCATGAAGGAAGAAACTCTTGATAAACTGTGCAAAAACTTTGAAGATAATGCGAAAAAACATATACTATTTTGCGTAGAAGATGACAATTTAGACTTCATTGCCATAGGACATGTTGCCCTCGGTGATGAAATGGAATTGGCATTCTCTGTGCTGAAAGAGTATCAAGGGCAGGGCATCGGCGACAAACTTATGAAGCGATGTATCAGGTATTGCCGAACACATCAGATCCTTAAAGGGAACATGGTATGTCTCAGTCGCAATGCAGCAATTAAACATTTGTGTACTAAGAATAGGATACACTTTCAGAACGAACACGGTGAATCAGAAGCCGCGATTGAACTGGATGGACCAAGTCTTAATACATTCATCAATGAGGGTCTGGCCATCAATTCGGGTGCGCTTGACTACTTTGGGAAACGAGCGATGCTTCCCTGGACATTGGCGTCCAAAACGCTCAAAAACTTAACACACACAGGAAATATATGAACACACCAAAAATGCCCGAATTCCGGGCAACAAAAAACGGATACGAAATCCGCACTGAGATTCTTGACATGGCAAGGCACTTCGTCACCAAAGACTTTGAGGCAAAGTTTGCAGGATGGGAAATAACTCTGGAGAGGTCATCTTCCGGGCAAGTTCTTCATACTGTCTCTATGCCAGAGTTCCCGGGACTGGAAAAGATCCTTGAAACAGCGGAAAAAATGTACGCTTTCGTGAACCAAAGTACAGTTAAAAAGTAACCCAAAATGCCCCGGAAACGGGGCATTCCTACGGCTTGACAATAAATGGGTATTCTGCTATAATATGGATATGAATAAAACTGAATATATGGTCTACTACATCGACAACGAGTTTGACGGTGGTGGTCACCAGGCTATGCACTTCACCGGGGACGGAGCAATGTCTCGCGCCTTGGAATACATGCAAGTGTTGCGTGAGCCCGGGCGCGGAATTACTTTCATCACCATGGCATCTGAATCTGCTGATAACGTCGGCAAGATGGGTGTTGACTCGGTTGTCGATGGAAAGTGCCCCGACGGTGGCGACTTTCTTGGTCGTCTGTCGCGTCATGGAATGACGTTGAAACGCGGTCGTTAAGGAGAACGAATATGCCCTGCAGAGATTACGAAAGCGACGACTGGGGAACCCGAGCAACGCCATGCGGCGTGTATAAATTACAAGCTGATCGTCTGGCGAGAATTGCCTGTACAGCAATGAGAGCATACGAAGCAGGCACACCGATTTCTGAACTCCTTAAGGATAAGGAAATCGCCAGCTGGTGGACCGATCATAAAAAGGCTGACGAAAAAGAACGTGTTAAGTCTGAAAAAGAAAAAGAAAAGAGGGACGCCGCTTCCAAGTTGAAAAAGGCTGCTGCCGCAAAACTCACTGACGAGGAACTCGCGGCGTACGGTCTTAACAAAAACGGGAACAAAAAATGAGCGCATTAGACCCCAGGCTCCTTAGATATATTGAAACCCATTGCTTAGGTGAGAGTGGATACGGGTATGATCAGCGCAACACCAGAATCGCCAAAACTCTGATGATTGAAATGGTCAAGTCGGGACAAGCCGCTTTTCTGCTGTTACAAAATGATGAGATTGCCAAATGGTGGGGCTCCATGGTGAACATCGCACAGAAAGCCGTTGCAGCGCAAGAAGAAAAGATGCGAGTTTACCTGATTAAGAAGGCAGCGTGGGATCGCCTGACACCTGACGAACGCAAGATTCTCGGACTCACTCGGGCACCAGTTGCGCCCAAAGTTTGACAATAATACCCAAATCTGCTATAATACGTGTAAATCAACTCACGGAGTAAATCATGGCTTACAAATCTACCCCTGCTTTCTCGTATGACGCTAACCTCGTTTGGGCTGCTGCGTGTGCTGCACAACGTATCAATGGCGAGTATTTCAAGGGCACGAAATGGCCCGATGCTCCTGTTGATTCAAAGACTTCCAATCGTGACCTGATTGAAAACATTCTGCGGAATGACGCTGCCACCATCGCCGTCGTCACTGATGAAGATCGGGAACAGGGCGAGTTGGTTCGTCGTTTCTACAAAGCCCTCACATTCAAACTGATCACCGGTAACAAACTGAGTGACTTTGACAACACTGCCCTTGCTCTCAGCAATGTGGACACCATCACCACGAAGTATGAACTGGCTGTGATCGCCTCGTTGCCTTCATGCTTTGTTCGCGGACAAGCACGGAACACCGTGGAGAACCGTGTGAAGTTCGCCGCTGGCGGATACATCGGACAATATGGTGACAAGATCAAATTGGATGTGGAAGTGCTGCGCTCGTTTTTCAGTCAGCAATGGGCCACAAATTATGTCACTGCCATAACCGCAGATGATCAAGCAATATTCTTTTCATTCAAGAATGACCCACCGGCAGTCGGCTCCAAGGTGACCATCGCCGGAACAATCAAGTCCCACAAGGACAATCAAACTCAACTGAACCGCGTGAAGGTTCTCTGATGTTCATTCACTCTGAATCAGGTAAACTTGATGGAGTCTGTACCACAGTGATGTGTCAGTACCGTAAAATAAAGCCCAAGGCAACTCACTTCAACATGGATGAAGGCAAGTGGGTGTGCTTTCCGTGTGCTCAACGAATTAACGGTGCAACTCTTGCCAAATATACCAAGTACGGCGCCGTACATAATTACAAGCGCCCCTGTATCAGCGGCAAAGAATATATGCTGAAGGTGCTGATGAATGAGTAAGTTCCTCGACTTTGAATCCACCTGGTGTGCAGACCGTGTCCCGGACCATGCACAAGAAGCAATCGAAAACTATCTGATGCTCGGCTTTCATCCAGGCGGATTCATGTCGGCTATGTTTGCCGGTGATCTATTCCGGGCAGCAGGGTGTGGCGATCAAGCAAACGGCCCGTCGATGCAGGGCATTGCGAAATGGATCATGCACTCTGCGCCGCATGGCTCCTGGGGAAGTTATGAACTGATTGAAAAATGGGTCAAAGACGAAGACGGAATCCGAACAAACTTCCGCACCCAAAAGGAAAAAGAGTATGTGGCAAATGCCCTAAAGGCTTGATGGCCACCTGAGAATGTGATACAATAGAAGTTAGGAGAAAATATGACAGCATCGTGGATCAATAAAGCAAACGAATCAAACAGCAAACTTCACAAGGAAGATGTGATTCGTCAGGCCCTTGCGGCAGCCGTTCTTGGCAGCACTAACGCCAAATACTTCCTTAGTTTCGCCAAGGCGTGTTACAATCCATTCACCACATTCGGGGTCAAGCAGATTCCCGAAACTGCCGGCATTGTCAATGCGGAAAACCCGTGGGATGAATTCAATGCTCTGATGATCAAACTGGTCAAGCGAGAACTAACAGGACATGCTGCGCGTGATGCCATTCTGGCTCTCTCTGAACGATTTGACAGCGAAGAATGGAATGTATTTCTGGCACCGGTTCTACGCAAAGACCTCAGAGCAGGGTTCAGTGAACGCACCATCAACAAAGTGACAAAGGGAACTGAGTATCAGATTCCGGTATTTGCTTGTCAGTTGGCAACATCATGCGAAGATCGTCCAGAAATGAAGGGCGAGAAACGACTGGAACCGAAACTTGACGGTGTCCGCGTTCTGCTCATGGTCAATGTGAGCGATGTTGGAACCAGCGTTGTTTGCTACAGCCGAAACGGCAAGATATACGAAAACTTCGGTCATATTGAAAAGCAAATTGAGAAGAACGTCACGAAACTGATCCGAACTAATCCGCGAACATTGATGGATGGTTTCGTTCTTGACGGCGAAGTGCTTGGTAATACCTTTCAGGAACTGATGCGTCAGGCTCGTCGCAAGACCGCTGCTCCTGCTGATGATTCGGAATTCAATGTGTTTGACATCATTCCGATTGCTGACTTCAATCGCGGTTACTGGAATGCCCAGTTGAAAAAGCGCATTGAGATGCTGGAAAAGATGCGTCCTGTATTTGACGAAATGGATAACGTTGATCTGTTGCCACATATCATGGTAAACCTTGATACAGCCGCAGGACAAGATCAATTCCGTCGGTACGCCAAAGATATGGTTGCTGCAGGATTTGAGGGCATCATGATCAAGGGCCTTGATTCCCCGTATGAATGTCGTCGCAACCTCTTCTGGATGAAGTGGAAGCCTACGTATGACTATGACCTGACTGTCATAGGCGTGGAAGAAGGCAGCGGTAAGTATGTCGGTAAGATGGGTGCGCTGATTTGCGAAGGCATGGACGACGGTAAACACATTCAGGTGAATGTCGGCGGCGGATACACTGACGCTGAACGTCAAGAATATTGGGACAATCGTGATGCTGTCATTGGACAGACAGTAGTTGTCATTTGTGATGCTGTAACGCAGAATCAAGACGGCACTTACTCGTTGCGATTCCCTCGCTTCAAGACATTCCGAGAAGATAAATGAAATTGATATTTGCCGCGGTGATGATTTGGTTCGCTTACCTCGTCATCACAAAATTTCAGGAAGTTAGCGGGCAGAATGACAGAGAACGCATAGCAGAAGGATACGATAAATAGTATCTCATACTATACATTGAACATAATGAGCAACACTCTCGTAGGAAAATCATACATCTTTGAAGATGGCGCCAAGATTGAGGTCATTCAGATCAAAGACCGAGACGCCGGAGAGCAACTGGTTACATATCATGTGACACGAGGACCTCATATACCTCAGAAATTAGTCATGACAATGGTAGAGTTTACATCAACATTTGGTCACCTTTTCCGGGAATAATGGTAAAAATGACTAAATATTAGATGCGTCAATTTTTCTCTCTTCCTAACCTCACTTTGATAGTTGCTCTGGCACTCAGTGGGGTTGCCGCCTATTATTCCATCATAGGTCTCACTGCAATCTTCGCAGGTGCAGTCATTCCTATTGTGGTTATGGGTATCATTCTGGAGATTGCAAAGATCACCACGACTGTCTGGCTCCGCACATTCTGGAAGCAATGCGGCTGGGTGATGAAATCGTATCTGGTTCCTGCTGTCATTGTGCTGGCCCTTATCACCAGCATGGGTATCTTCGGGTTCCTAAGCAAAAGTCACTTGGATCAGGGTGTGCCGACAGGTGATATTGCTGCTAAAGTATCTCTATTTGACGAGAAGATAAAGACACAACGAGAGAATATAGCATCCGCAAGGGCGGCGCTATCACAAATGGATTTGCAAGTAAACAATGTCATAACAAAGGGCGACACCGAACGTAGCGCCGAGCGGAGTGTCCAAATCAGGCGGCAACAGGCAGGTGAACGTGGAAAGTTACAAAAGGAAATTGAGACAGCAAACAACACTATTGCCAAATTGAATGAGGATAAGGCACCAATCTCCAGTCAGTTACGCAAGGTTGAAGCGGAAGTTGGCCCCATCAAATACATAGCGGCGATGATCTATGGTGACAATCCCGATCAGAACATCCTGGAAAAGGCGGTACGATGGGTTATCATTCTGCTTGTTCTGGTGTTTGACCCATTGGCTATTGCCCTGATCCTTGCTGCAAATCAAAGCAAATACTGGAAGATCGAGCGACCAGAGGAAGAAGTTGAAATCGGACCGAAGCCTGATGATCCTATTTCAAAAGAAGAACAGGACCGTGCAAAAGCGGCAGTTGATTTTCATCTGGGACCGGACGATGATACCTTTGACCTAAGTAAAGAACCCCTTACCGACGATCAAGTATTTCAAGCAATTGTTGAATCGGCTACTCCAGTGGTAGAGGAGAAAACTCTGGCAGAACTTCATCCGTATTTGAATGCCACACCTTCTACGTTCAAGAACGATGTTCCGCTGGTTGCACCTCACCTGGATACTCCAGTAACGGAAGAACCGGATGAGTTTTCGAAGGTGGAAATTGAACTGAAGGTGCCTGAACTTGAAGTAACTCATAATGATCTACAATTTGAATCTGCCCCGAATGATATCCAGACCGAGGGTGTCACTGAGGAGTTAGCCGATGGCGGTGACGGTTATGTAGTGTTTCACAGCAAGCACATGGCCAATAGGGTGTTCGAGGATATGCACCCTGATGTTGCACTCACGGTAGATTCAACGCACTCAATTAATACCAATTTTGGTAGTGAGTTTCCTAAGATAGCAAGACGCGGTGATGTGTTTGTTCGCGTTGATGTATTACCAAATAGAGTGTATAAATTTGATGGTAGTAAGTGGTTACTGATAAACAAAGACACCACCACTGTATATCTCCAAGACCCTGCATATATTCAGCATCTTATCGGCAAGATTGACCAAGGCGAATATGATGTTGATCTGCTCTCACCGGACGAGAAGCAGCAAATTGAAGAATATCTCCAAAAGCCCTCGCAATAATCCGTGAGGTGTGTTATAATTACATCTGACTCTTATCAGATAAGTAATACATGACCGATACAAAACTAAGCCACTGTTCATTTTGCGGAAACCATAAGGATTCTGTTACCAAACTCATAGTAGGCGAAGACGCCGCCATATGTAGTGATTGTGTTGAATTATGTGATAGTCTGATTGCTGATGACTCTGCTATTGTGGCTAAGGAAGAAATCCAATATGATCCTGAATCTATCAAGGCATTTCTTGATGATCATATAATCGGACAGGCACAGGCTAAGATGGTTCTCAGCGTGGCAATTGCCAATCACTACAAGCGAGTGAATCATCCACCGAAGCACCTTGACATTACAAAGGGTAATGTTCTGTTGATCGGCCCAACTGGATCAGGAAAGACCCTTCTGGCCAAGACTGTGGCAAAGTATCTCAAAGTCCCGTTCGTTGTCACTGACGCCACAAGTCTGACCGAAGCAGGATATGTCGGTGATGATGTTGAATCAATGATCAGCATGTTGCTGAACGCAGCAGGCGGCGACAAAGATTTGGCCGAACGTGGCATTGTATTCGTGGATGAAATTGACAAGATTGCCCGTAAGAGCGAAGGCTCAAGTATCACACGCGATGTGTCAGGTGAAGGTGTTCAACAGGCTCTGCTCAAGTTAGTTGAAGGAACTGTATGTCGTGTTCCGGCGTCAGGTGGACGCAAACATCCAGGTGGTGACATGGTTGAAGTCAACACCAAGAACATCCTCTTTATCGGCGGTGGCGCCTTTGTCGGACTCAAGGAGATTGTTGACAACCGACTCAATGGTACCAGTATCGGTTTCGGCGCCTTGATCAAGGACTCGCACAAAGACGGTGATCTGACACAAGTTACTCCAGACGATCTGACCAAGTTCGGAATGATACCGGAGTTCATCGGACGATTCACCACAACGGTGAGCGTATCAAATCTTACCAAGGAAGAACTGATTCATGTGCTTACCAAGGTAAAGAATAACTATCTGGAACAATACCAATACCTTCTTAGTCTGGATAACATCGCACTGACATTCACTGACGAAGCGGTGGAGCAATTGGCAGAAAATACCATGAAGTTGAACACTGGAGCGCGAGGGCTCCATACCGAGGTTGAGAAAGTGTTGATGCCGCACATGTTCCATACGAAGAAATACCGGGACGATAAAGTTACCGAACTGAGCATTGATCGTGACCAAGTAATGAGTCCTAAAGTAGTTGGTTTACCCTAAATAGTAGAATATTTTAGTCGGTTCTGTTATAATAAATACATATGAACGATGCCGATTCTCGGGTTGTTCATAGTCATCTTGCTTTATAGGAGAAAAATATGACACGCACTTTATCACTCAGGTCCCTCGACATTCCCCAGTTTCAAAAATTCGGCATCGGTTTCGATTCCATGTTTGACGAACTATTACGGACTCACGATCTTCAATCCAATACAACTTATCCCCCGTATAACGTGGTAAAACACAACGATAATAGTTTTAGCATTGAATTAGCAGTAGCCGGATTCAAAGAAGGCGACATTGAAGTAACTCTGGAAAAGAATCAACTATCAGTCACCGGTAACAAGGCGAAACCCGTAAGTGAATTAGATTCCGAAACCGTTTACTTGGTTCATGGAATCAGTTCTCGTTCGTTTGAACGAATTTTCACTTTGGCAGAACATGTTTCAGTCAGCGGAGCAGTAACCGAAGCCGGTATCCTCACAATCAATCTTGAACGTGTGGTTCCGGAAGAGAGCAAACCCAAACGGATTGCTATCAATTACACTAAATAGTATAATACAACATGCGGCGATTTTGCCGCACAAGGAAACATATGTCTAAAACTGATACAACTACAAAAACCAAAATCAAGCCGAATCTGGCTCTCATGGAACCGCCTCTTTTCAAGATCATCTATATCAACGATGAGGTTACCACGATGAACTTTGTGGTTGAAAGTTTGGTTGACTATTTCAATTACACCGAAGATACAGCCGCGGGCATCACCAAGAGTATCCATGATACTGGTAGTGCCGTTGTTGCGATTCTGCCGTATGAGATTGCTGAACAGAAAGGCATAGAAGTTACCATTTCTGCACGGTCGCAGGGATATCCGCTTCAAATCAAAGTCGAGGCGGACACGAACTAAACCGTGATTCTTTTAGCCCAGTAGGGCCTACTTAGGTAGGGATTGTTAACGTAGTTGATGCCATCAATAGTGGCATCAACTATTTTTTTGTATGAGCCGAACACCCAGTGACTTACTTTTCGTTCGGTGTCTTTTTCCAGACAAATGCTTGGTGGTATCTGATCATAGATACAATCGTCCTCTTCACCGAAGAAGAGGGAAGGGTTTGGTACTGAGCCTGTCACCATGATAATTTTAGAAACATCCATGTGAAGTTGAAGTTTCTCCAGACTATGCCCGAGGTATGCGATATCTTCGAACTGGCGCATATCAGACATGTCATCCTGTTTCACCTGACCATACCAACCGTTGGCGCCCATGATGGCAACGTTCTTTATAACTACTACGTTACTCATAAGTAGTGCAACATTGCGAATGCCTCTGCAGGTTCTGATGATTTCCTCTGTCCTTAGTGCCACATCTGGCACATCTTCATATTCCGCTGATCCAATGGTATAGAAAATACCCTGGTAGAAATGTGACAGATGGGATAAAGTTTGGTGTATAGTTCGCAGATCGCTACTTATGTTACCTGCGACTATACAATAAAGGCTAGTGGCTTTGCCTTCCCAGTTGAAACTATCTTCCGGGGAAAGGTGTAAATCGCTTATTACATCAAAGCCGATGCCCTCCATGAACTTACTTCTTGGGTGTTTTGGCTTTTGGTGCTGCTTTTGGCTTCTCCACTGCAGGTGCTTTGGTTGCTGCAGGCTTTGCCCTAGGCTTCGCTTTTGCCTTAACAGGAGCAACTACTTCAACTGGAGCAACCTCTGCGACTGGAGCAACAACCAGTTCAACTGAGGCAACCTCTGCCTTACCAACAGCAGTATCAATTACGTATGATCCTCCCATGTCATGCCCAATAATTGGAGCAGGCTCTTGCGGTAATACAGGTGCCTCAACTTTGTAAGGTGCCACTGGTGCTTGGTGAGTTGGATAACCCATAAATCGTTTTAAAAAATCCCACATAAAATTCTCCTATGACTACTATTTATCTCCTTTTATTCCGTATATAAAAATGATAAATACGCTATGGGACAGAAATCTGAACTTTGGAAGATGATGCAGGAACCATTGCCCGCTTTAGCCGAGCAGAAACGGCTCCCATATCGTCCTTCCAAGGCAGAAGCAAAGCGCATTTACAAACTAATCAATGAGTCAATATTCAGCAATATGCTGGCCACTCCCGATATTGAACTAATGGGCAACTGCCCTAAGTATTGGGGCATGTGTTACGGTGAATATTCTCCTATCAAATACCGAAAAACTCGCTGCAGGATTCGCCTCATGGACAAATTTTATTGTCGCCAATGGTTCATTGTCACACTGGCCCACGAACTTATTCATCAGTTTCAATGGGATATAGTTGGTCCGACGAGAGAAGAACAAGGAAAAGAACGCATGTTGAGTCACGGTCCGACATTCTTTCAATTCCGTGACAAATTTGCCAAGCATGGCATGCCGTTGAAGGTATCTCTGCGTAGCAAGAAATGGTTCACTCATCAGGATTTATTCAAATGCTGATCATTGGCTAAATACTCAATGCGCGATATTCTAAACATTCTGGAACAATTGAACGAAAGTACTGGTCTTGCCGGTAGAAAAGCCGGAGACACGTTCCGTAACCCTGCAGGAGACGAAATCGTTTTCTCAGAAATAAAATTCTTCCCCGAAGAAGGTGGCAAGTACACCAAGGAACAAATGGATGAGGCTCTTGCTGGAGTAGAAGCACAAGCACCTAATATTCAATGGCAAAACAACCGCACTGGACGATCCGGTGGATTCGCCGTGGTGTCATTCTCAGGCAAAGATGGTCCGATGTTTATCGGACGCTACATGGAATCAATCAAGATATCTGCCAAGGAAAACTTCGTGCCAAATGTGGTAGGTGACTATAGGTTTGCAGGTAAGGCTGCCGCCAAGGCTCATGCAGGATTGTCGCCGCAAGATTTACTTACACAAAAGATTGATCTGTCCGCATCTGACATTATGAATCAACTGGCAGAATCCCTCGGTACAGACCATCCGTTGTACGCAGTGGCTCATCGGATTGCTTCAGGCGAGAAATTCCCGCTGATATTCAAGGCACCACCTAATATCAGTTTCACTTCTTTCCGTGATTACTTCTGTGAGATTCTACAGCCGATTGCCCTTCAACAAGGTCAGTGGGTGGGTAATGCAGCAGAAGCAGCAGAGATTTTCCTCGGTGGATCTTTTCAGAATACTCTCATATCATTTGATATGAGCAAGACCGCCGGACTCAGTGATAGTATCATGTCAACTGAAGAAGGAAAGTTTGTGAAGATTAGTTCTAAGGGTGGTGGCGGAGCATACGCCAGTGCCAAGAATTTGTTGGATAGTGTCAACGAACTGAAGGAATCACCTAAGGGCGACAAGTTATTGAAAAAGTATGCTGATGTCATCGAGATGATGACGCAGATTCAGAAAGCAGGACAAGCAGGTGCGCCACTGATGCTCGGTATCAAATACAAAATCATTGACGAAGATGATGCCAATATGATTCGCTCTCTGAAAAATACCGCTCTGGTAAATCTTGATGATCTGTCCAATACCGATCTGAGTCCTACTTTGAAGAAACTTGCCAAGGAACGAAAAACTGATAACCCTGAGCAGACTAATCTCTACTACCATCTGATGGCAGCAGTGGCATTCAAAGCGGCAGATGCCGTGAATGATCGCACAAACTTTAGTAAGGCCGCCGCTGATATTCTAAACAACGGTGCCTTGGTGCAGGTGTATACCACTGCCAAAGAAGGAAAGGATACTTGGACGTTGAAACCGTTTGATACCATCTATCCGGGCGAGAGTATCAAGGGCGTGTATCTATCCGCTTCCAAAACATATTACAGCACCAACATCAAAGGTAACTTCACCTTCAAGATTGATCGTGGACACGGTAAACCAAAAGATGAGAATGTTGATACATCTGCTGGCGAAGCACCTGAACTTGATTTGTCCAAGGTATCAAAGGAAATCACTCGTCCGAAGAGAAAGAAAGCCGAACCCGACTCCGGAGTTGGGCGCGAACTACGACCCAAATAAGTTGCGTTTTCTCAGAAATCCATGTATAATACAATTTTACAAGGATTTCCATGTCATTAGTCCCAATAGTTATTGAACACACAAGTCGCGGCGAACGGTCCTACGACATTTATTCCCGTCTTATGCGGGACCGAGTCATTCTCCTCGAAGGCGAAGTCCATGATCAGATGGCAAACCTAATTGTGGCACAACTTCTATTCCTTGAATCAGAAGATGACAAGAAAGATATTTCCCTTTATATCAATTCTCCTGGTGGATCTGTCACTGCCGGAATGGCAATTTATGACACCATGAATTTCATCTCACCAAATGTCAGTACCATCGTTATGGGCCAGGCATGCTCAATGGGTTCTCTTCTGGCGCAAGCAGGTGCCAAAGACAAACGTTTCATTCTGCCCAATGCCCGTCATATGATTCACCAACCATCGGGCGGTTCACACGGTCAGGCAACTGACATGCTGATTCAAGTCAATGAAATTTTGGAGATGAAAAAGGTTCTGACCCAAATCTACGTTGATCACAACTCCGCAGGAAAGACGTTTGAAATGCTGGCAGTTGACATGGAACGGGACAACTATATGTCAGCGGTCAAAGCTGTGGAATACGGTTTGGCTGACAGGGTTATGACAAAACGGGGGTAAGGTTGGAGAATACTATACCCGGATGGATGACTGAGGATGAATTAACTGTATTGGAATGGCTGTTTTCTCCGTACAATACAGTCGGAGCGGTAGGAGTGGAAGTTGGTAGTTGTCACGGGCGTAGCAGTTATACCATAGCCAAATCAATTCCTCTTGGTTCTTTATTTTGTATTGACACCTGGAGAGGAAATCCTACTCACGAAGAGGGAGTAAAACATAATGTCCCGGGGAAACATTATTACAACACGTTGGAATTTTTTAAGGAAAATATTCAGGAGTGTCATAATATAACACCGGTCCGGGGAGTAAGCCCCCTGGCTGTGAGGACTTGGTCCTCACCGGTCGATTTCTTTTTTCTTGATGCTGCCCATTCGAATCCCGGGTGTCAAATAAATATCGATTTCTGGTTACCGAAAATGAAATCAGGTGGTGTATTCGCCGGACATGATTTATATGATTGCTTTCCCGATATCATATCAAACGTTAAGCTGCTTGAAGGAAGACTAAATCAAAAGGTCATGACGTTCCCGGGAGCATCAATTTGGGCGTTCAAAATAATTTGACAATAAACCCGAAATCTGCTATAATAAAGCATAGATAGAGAAAGGGCCGAAAAATGAAAAGGGGTGTAATGCTTGCTAAGATGTTGGTCATTGCGACTAACGCTCACGCCGGACAATACGACAAAGGCGGACTGCCCTACATTCTTCACCCACTCAAGGTCATGCACTACCTCAAGTCCGACGATGAGGAATTGCAATGTATTGCTCTCGGACATGATGTGATCGAGGACACCGACATTACATACAAGTACCTTAGGGACGAGGGCATGTCAGAACGTGTGATCGCTGGCATCCGTGGCATGACAAAGGTGCCCGGACAGACTTACGAGGAATACAAGGAATGCGTATTCGCTAACATTGACAGCATGAAAGCCAAAAAGGCAGACTTGCGGCACAACAGCGATATCCGCAGACTGAAGGGTGTCACTGACAAAGATGTTGCCCGTATCGCAAAGTACATGAAGTTTTATTCGGAAATCGAAGCCAAACTTGACAAATAATCCGAAATCTGATATACTGTGACTTCAATAAGGTAAGGAGTCACACATGATGGTAGTAGGAAAGATGAACGGTAAAATCGTTGAAATCGTCCGATACGCCGACAAGGTTGGCTTCTCTGACGTTCGTGGTTGGTTCTGTGTTTGCTTCGACTTTGACAAGATGAAGCGGCGCCAAGAGCAAGTGAAATGGGTTCCCGGAGATACTCGATTTGAGTGGGTCCGTGAGTTCAACTTCGCATGAATATTTTCATGACCATCATGGGCATCTTTGCCCTGGTGGAAATTCTCGGAATCTGGGCTTTTATGGTGTACGCCTTTTGGAAAAGTTATCGGTAATTTGACAATAAATCCGAATTCTGCTATAATACATACTTACTCAGAAAGCAACCAATAATGTCAAAAGTGCGAGTTCTTATGAAAACCGGGCAATACGCAGGGCATGAGTTTAATGCCGTTCATTGTAGCGCCCGGGCAACTCCTGACAGCGAACCTGACACAAGCAAATACGGCGACGGAATTTACATTACTGAACTTGGTCTGCGTGTTCCACATGAACACCTTCCATATGTATCCTCGGCGCCCGGAACGATTTATGATCTTCCCTACGGCATGACCCCTTCTGCGAAGCATTGTGGTGACACACTACATTACGAAGACCTGGTGGTCGCCTTTGACAAGTATGAGCATGAAATTTTTGTCGGCGACAGCATCTATGCCTCAGTTAACAAGGAAGTCCGGCGTCTGACTGTGGTCAAAATGGGCAAGGTGAATCATGTAGGATGTGGTTGGATGCAGCGCAAAATGCGGTGTACCGACGATGACACCGGCGTGACTCTCACCATCAACATTCCCAAGCACACCATCAAAATCTGCTGATTTGACAATAAATACCAAATCTGCTACAATTCTTTTTCAATCAATTACCTATCAAACATGATTCTGAACAACACACCCCAAAACGAAGCAATCCTCAGCAACGTCGGTGCCATCGGCGAGTTTCGTATTCGCAATTCGGCCAAGGCATTCTCCATTCTGAGTTCTGGTCTGTACTCAAACAAGATCCGAGCAATCATCCGCGAATTGTCATGCAATGCTGTGGACAGTCACGTGGCTGCAGGAAAAGAATCTACCCCATTCGACATTCACCTTCCCAACTCACTGGAACCTTGGTTCTCAATTCGTGACTACGGCACTGGATTGTCGCACGATCAGGTCACCAACATCTACACCACTTACTTTGAGTCCACAAAAACTGACTCCAATGCTTTCATTGGTGCGCTCGGTCTCGGCTCCAAGTCTCCGTTCTCGTACACTGACAACTTCACGGTGACCGCTAACAAGGATGGGTCCAAGCGAATCTACACGGCATTTATCAATGAACAAGGTGTTCCTTCTATCGCTCTGATGACCGATAACGACACTGACGAACCCAACGGCGTCGAGGTCCAGTTCTCTGTGAATGACCGATACGACTTCAACAAGTTTGCCCAAGAAGCGCAAAACGTGTTCACCTACTTCAAGTTGCGTCCGGTAGTTTCGGGTTCGTCCGGATTCCGATTCATTGATGTTGTGTATGCTGACCGAGACATCATCCCTGGCGCACACGTCATCAAGAGTGGTTATCGTTCTGCTTCCTCTACTGCCATCATGGGTAACATTGCGTACCCGATCAGTATTCCCGACAGTGACAAGTCCCTCAGCGACTCTCTGAAAAACATGCTGAACTGTAACCTGGAACTTCACTTCGCCATCGGCGAACTTGACTTCCAAGCAAGTCGTGAAGGTCTCTCGTACATTCCAAGCACAATTGAATCAATCAAGCGCAAGTTGGAAGCAGTCAGCGCACAACTATCCGTTCGCATTGCCGTTGAAGCAGACAAGATTGAAAATCTGTGGGAACGTGCTGTGTACGTGAACACGCGATATGGTGAATCACTTTGGTCTGCTGCTGCTATCAAGTATGCCGCTGACACAAAACTGACGCTGGTTAATTTCAGCCAATCTGGCCGTTATCGGTATGACCCGCTGCACACCTTTCAGTTGTTGCAGGACGACCTGAAGAACAAGTACAACATCGTCGTTCGCGGATTCTCTCATACCAAGACGCTCCAATCGGCCCGCACTATCAAGCCGGCGACTGCCAATGCACCAGTTGGTAGCCCGAATATGACTTCGCAGGAGCAGTGGAATATTCAGGTGAGCATGGCGACTCGTCTGGTGTTCAACGATACCAAAGTCGGTGCGCTGCAACGAGCAAAGTACCACTGGAAAAACAGCAAACTGCCCGACAGTTACGTTTACGTCATGGAACCTGCTGATCGCAAGCAACCGATCAACAAAGCACAGTTCCTGAAGGACCTGATGAATCCGCCGCAGAATAGTGTGTGCATGGCCAGCAGCATGTTGCTCCCTCCCCGATCTGCCGGGCTCGGAAAGAATGTGACCATTCTTCAACTGGAAGAACGCAATGCCAGCCGCAGCCGTTGGTCCAACGAGAAGAAAATGGTTTGGGCATCTTGTGGTAAGGCTGAGGAGTTTGACAAGAAAACGACCTACTACTATCTGCCGGTCAAGGGCTTTGAGGCTCTCGGACTAATCACCGATGTAAAGGCGATGCACACGCACCTGAAAAACTCGGAAGTGTTCAGGGGAACGGTGTACGGTGTTCGTAAGGGCGACATTGAATACATCAAAACCCAAAAGAACTGGGTCAATTTGGACAAGCATGTTGTTGCTGTTCTGAGCAAACTGGGCAGTGAAAATGTCATGGGTTTGGTAAAACAGTCTATTGACTTTGATACGTTTTTGAAGTATAATATTACTTCAATGATCAGTGCTAAGAGTCCGATCACAAAGTTCATTGATGAGTTCAAGGATGTGAAAGCGCCGAAGGGCAATGAGTATCGTCAGGCTGTTGAGTTTTTGTGTAAAGCATACAAAATCACCACAGCGAAGAATGATGACCCGACTGCGCTGATCAAGAAATGGAAAGAAGTTGTCAGTGGTCTTTATAAGCGGTATCCGATGTTGACCCATTTGGATGGGTATCGCAGTGGTAGTCGTGATCGCACATTGGCGATTGCTGACTATGTGAATTTGGTCGATTCGATCAAAAGTGTGTAAGTTCTGGTGGGACACAGAATAAAGTCTCTTTTAAAGGAAATGAAATGAGTTATCCGTACATCGTACAAGGCGCCAACATCGTAGTGGTTATTGGCAACAAGTCACATACCATCAGCCGTACGCACATCACCTATGACAAGGTGCTGGCTGCTATCAAGGCTGGTGATTGGGATGCAGTCAAAGACACAATCGAACCGAAGAAGGTCGTGCTGAACTATGGCCGAGGCAATGTCACAATCAACGGTGAAACGTTGATGTGGAAGGGCCGCGAACTGAACACTGGTTTGGCAACTCGCATGATCCAAATGCTTCAAGAGGGCTTCCCGATTGAGCCGATGGTTCTGTTCATGGAAAACCTCATGAGCAACCCGAGCAAGCGTTCCGTTGACGAACTGTACGGCTTTCTGGAAAAGAGCAATCTGCCGATCACGCCCGATGGTCATTTTCTGGCATACAAGAAGGTTCGTGCTGACTATCTTGACTGCCACAGTGGCACGATGGATAACAGCGTCGGCAAGGTTCTTGAAATGGAACGTAACACGGTTGATGACGACAAGAATCGCACTTGCTCCGCTGGTCTGCACTTCTGCTCTATGAGCTACCTGGCTCACTTCGGCGGCGAACGCACAGTGATTGTGAAGATCAACCCGCGTGATGTGGTTTCGATCCCGAGTGATTACAACGATGCGAAGGGTCGCACCTGTCGCTACGAGGTGATCGGTGAACTGAACGTGGATCCTGACAAGGCATTCACTGACGCGGTTCAAGGCATGAGCAATGATCGTGCTGATGCCGAGGTCAGTGAGCAGGCTCGTCGTCAACGCACAAACGATGCTATCCGAGCAGCGGCTCGTCAGGCTTATGTCGTGACCCCAGTAGGTCCGAAGTTGGGTTCGACGGCTTTCTATCGTGGTTACTCTGACGGTTTCGGTGATGGTAACTTCAACGCCACTAACGTAGCTCGGAACCAGAAGGCGAATCAAGATTACCGTGAAGGCTACGACAAGGGTCAGGATGATCGTAACGATGACATGGACGAACGCTATCGCTTCGTGGAACCGACTGTCAAGCTGACGCCACAAAGTGTATGGCCTTTCCCGGTTAAGTAAATCGGACTCGTAGGAATCGGCTCTTCGGAGCCTTTTTCCGCGGTTGACATTAAATCCAAGTTCTGCTATAATATACACTTACTTAGAAAGCAACGAAAATGGGTTACAAAGTTCTGAACGTCATGGATAACATGCGCGACAATTATGGCCCCCGTAAGGGTCTTGAAGGCCCTTTTTCGTTCTCTGGTCGTGTGTTGTATTATGACAACAAAGAGGGTGCATACTACGACCCCCGGTCCGATTTCTACGTTTCCTATGAGGAAATGAACTCCATTCGTGATCAGTTCTGTGATCTGCTCCGGGCTTGACAATAATACCCAAATCTGCTATAATACATACTCAGAAATCAAGGAATAACATGTTTAGTATTTACACTGTCATCGGCTTCGCTGTTAGTACCGGGTGTTTCGGTTACTTCATCGGTTTGTTACACGGATTAACTGTCGGGCGCGAAGCAGAACGGCAAGACAACTATAACCGCATGATCAGCAAGGCACCAGAATGATTGAACTTGATTACACCTCTCTGGTCTGCATTATCGCTGTAGTCGGGACCATCGGCTACTTCATCGGTTGGATGAATGGAAACACTGACAGTCGGCGCGAGATACTCGCCCTTCCGCAGGTCAAGGAATACTTCAAATGAACAAACGAATTGAAAACTTATTTGAACAGGCTCTTGACGAGGCTGTTCCTGAAACATGGACCAAACTTGACATGGACCAGGTGAAGCGACTGTGCGACAAGTTCGCCGAGTTGATTAGTAAAGAAGGCGTTAAAATATTTCATACGGAAATGTTTCGCCTTGATGCCCTCCAAGGGCGTGAAATACAAGCCCAGTCTATGGAGACCGCGGCAATGATGTTAAAGAAACATTTCGGAGTTGAAGAATGAACAAGCAATTTAGTGATCTTTTTGATAAAGCCGTCATGGAGCAGTGCCTTGCTAATGGCGACCCTGTTGATAACTCACAGGCCATCCTGGGGCGCTTCGCCGAATTGATCGTGCTGGAATGTGGTAGGTTTGTCAATCGTACCGTGGACCGTGTAGAAATGAAGGAACACTTTGGGGTGAATGATGAATGAACGAATCAGAGAACTACCTGATTATGTATTGAATGAGCCTTTCGGAATCAAATGAAACGACACTCCCTTCGCGGTAAGGTTACCTGGTCACTGAACTGGCGCAACGGTTGGATTCGGATCGTCCAGGTGATGATTCGCTGGAATACCAACTGGACGCCAGAGTTCACATATTTTTCTGTACGCACAATGAAAGCAAAAAATGTCTAAGCCTCAAGGAACCTGTCCTGTTTGTAATGGCACCGGGCACATGCCCTGCCCTGACAATCTGCGAGACTACGGCGTTCGCAATGGCTGGTATGGATATCATGCTGAGTCCGACACTGTGGACTGCACCAACTGCGGCGCTCAATACATGTTCAGCAAGCCCTCTGGTCAGGTCAATCTGAACAAAGACGGAGTGCCTTGCACTCACTCTTACGAAGGCGAAACGGTGAGCAACTGCTACCACAAATATGTCTGCAAGCATTGCGGCGACACGCATCACATTGACTCTGGAGATTGAAGAATGAAACTGAATAGATACATTGTTTGTTCCAGCACAAACACCAACACCGGCAAAATGACCAGATTTTTCGTCACCGATGCTACGACGGTCGCTGAAATGGGCGACGGTTCACATCCTGAAGTTGCTGAATTTCCAATCTCACCGAAGTATCCACAAACGGAGCAGGAGCAACGGGCCAATATGTTCCGTGACTATATGAACAAGATTGTTGATGCCACTGAAACGGCGTACCTACAAACGTTGCTCTGTGATATTTTGAAAGCGTAATATGGACTACAGATTCATCGGTCATTGCTATGACTCCAAAGAGAACCACGACAAAGTGTGGGGCGCCATTGACCTGGATGAGAACGCAGACCCGTGGTCGTGGAAATGCAATGTGCTGACTTTTTGGGGCCGCCGTGGTAAAAAGTTGTCAACGCTATTGGTCACTGATTCGGATAAGTTACGCAAGGTGATCCGGAAGAAAGAAAGAGAATACACTGAAATTCGCAAGGATCGCCTTGACGAAGTGTATCCTGAGTTCCAAGCTGATCTGGAAAAGACGGCAATGTGGGCCATGCTGAAACTGTGAATTGACAATAAATCCGGTTTCTGTTATAATACATTAACTGAAAAAACGGAGTCTAAATGAATATACGGGATGAACAAGTCCGCGTTCGCATCTCCAAAAAGGGCATTTACGCTGAGGACATGTATCACGAAGGTCGTCTGACCGACGATGAAATTGCCTCGCTTGATACTCAAAAAGTATATTCTTGGGTGCGTCAAGGTGCCTGGAAAACAAAACACTTTAACAAGTGGCTCAAAGTAATGAGGGTAATAGAATGACTGAACGAAAAATGGCGACGATTCGCCGCATTGATACAATTGGCCCGATTGAGGGCGCTGACGCAATCGAGGTCGCCACAGTTGGCGGCTGGAAGGTTGTCGTCAAGAAGGGCGACTTTGCCCCGGGCGATCTTGCTGTTTACTGCGAGATTGACTCCTTCATCCCAACTACCATCGCTCCGTTTCTGACGAAGCCTGATCACTACCCGAAGCAATTTGAAGGTGTCGAAGGCGAACGTCTCCGCACTGTAAAGTTGCGTGGTCAACTGTCTCAGGGGTTGATTATTCCCGTTGGCCGCTTTAACTCCGATCATAACGCCTTGTATGTTGAGGGCTATGATGTCTCCGCTGATCTTGGCATCAAGAAGTACGAGGCTCCGATTCCGGCTCAACTTGCTGGCGAAGTCAAGGGCATGTTCCCGGGATTCATTCCGAAGACTGACCAAGAGCGTATTCAAAATCTCAAGGCAGAACTTGCCGAATGGCAACGTCTCGGCTACACATTTGAGCGGACTGAAAAGCTGGACGGCACTTCTATGACTGCGTTCATGGTCGACGGAGTATTCTCCATCTGCTCTCGCAATCTGGAGTTGAAGCCGAACCCGGACAATTCTATGTTCAAGGCTGCTGCCGATCAAGACATCGAAAACAAGCTACGAATTATCGACCGCAATCTGGCGCTGCAAGGCGAACTGATTGGCAACGGAATTCAAGGCAACAAGTACAAGTACACCGGACAAGAATTCCGTATCTTCGATATTTACGACATTGACGCCAAGGCATACATGTCGCGAGGTGATCGTGCGGCATTCGTTGCCCAACATTCTCTCAAGCATGTTCCAGTTATGGCATCTGCCTTCTCTCTTGTCGGACTGACGATTGACGATCTGTTGAAGATGGCTGAGGGCAAGTCTGTCATGGGTGATATCACTGGACCTGAGCGCGAAGGTGATGTTTACAAGTGCATGGAAAACCCTGACATATCCTTCAAGGTAATCAGCAACAAGTTCCTTTTGAAGAACGGAGATTAATATGTACAAGATTCTTGTCATCGTGAAAGAGATAGGTTCTTTTGACGGCGGTCGTGCCATTGCAATGGAAACCATTTCGTTTGATGCCCTTTCTACTGCACAGAAAGCATACACAAATCTGTTGAAACAACCTACACCGGGCATGACTGTCATTGCCCTGTTCTAACATGACACCCGATCAAGAAAACACCTGGCGCACTCTGAAAGAGGAGTCGCCAGTGAGGACTAGTTGGCTCTGCTCTTTCAGAATCCACAAGTGGACGAAGTGTGGCAAACCTTTCTCCTACGGGTCTTGGTATTACCAGGGGCGCGAGTGCGTTCATTGCAATACCTCAGGCGTTCAAGAAATATCCACGCAAAGGGCCGCGTACTTCCAGGAAGGAAAGTGATTGATTTACCCAAAGTCAGTGATTTTCATTGACATTTAATCACACAGGGACTATAATGAAGCATAAATAGATAGTAGGAGATAGACTTCTACATCGTTTCACTTTATATAAGGATTTTATATGAAACTCTCGAAAAACATCATTCTCAATTCCGACTCGTACAAGTACAGTCAATACAATCAATACCCACAAAACACCGAATATGTGTATTCGTACATTGAATCACGCGGTGGACAATGGGACCAAACTGTATTCTTCGGGCTACAAGCATTTATTAAAGAGTATCTAACTACTCCGATTACCAAGGAAGATATCGATGTTGCGGAAGCCATCATCACTGCTCACGGTGAACCGTTTTATCGGGAAGGGTGGGAATACATTCTTGAGGCGCACGGTGGTCGTCTTCCGGTCAGCATCAAAGCTGCCGCAGAAGGTACACTCATTCCGACGAAGAATGTGCTGGCAACAATCGTCAACACCGACCCGAAATGCTGGTGGTTGACAAGTTTCCTGGAAACCGCGATTCTTCGCGCAATCTGGTATCCAACGACCGTGGCTACAAACAGTTACGAATCCAAAAAAATCATTCTCAACTACCTGGAGAAAACTGGTGACCCTTCTCTTATTGACTTCAAGTTACATGACTTTGGCGCTCGCGGTGTTTCTTCTCTGGAAAGTGCTGGACTCGGGGGCGCCGCTCACCTCGTCAACTTCATGGGTACTGATAACATTAGTGCTCTACTCTATGCTCGGGAGTTTTATGGTGCTGATATGGCAGGGTTCTCCATTCCGGCCATGGAGCATAGTACAGTAACCAGCTGGGGACGCGAAGGAGAAGTAGACTCATACAGGAACATGCTGAAAACACACGGTAAGGCGGGTTCTCCGATTGCGTTTGTGTCTGACTCATACGACATTTACAATGCCTGCAAGATGTGGGGCACTGAACTGAAACAAGATGTGCTGGATTCCGGTGCAGTCGTTGTCATTCGTCCTGACTCAGGTGAGCCAAGCGAAGTGGTTACGAAGTGCCTCTACATTCTGGAAAAGTACTACGGTTCTACGAAGAACGCCAAGGGCTTCCGAGTGCTGAACAATGTTCGTGTCATTCAAGGTGACGGCATCGATCACGCCACAATTCGCTCGATTCTGTTTGTCATGGAACTGGCTGGCTTCTCTGCTGACAACGTGGCATTCGGTCAAGGTGGTGCGCTGCTTCAACAGGTCAATCGTGACACACTACAGTTTGCTATGAAGTGTTCCTCGATTGGTATTAAAGAACGCGAGTATATTCGTGCCCCGGTCATCTCTGGCGAAAAGCAAGTAGTATCAGTGGTAGATAAACTTGTCTGGCGTGATGTGTTCAAGGATCCGATCACTGATCACGGCAAGAAGTCCAAGAAGGGTCGCGTGACTCTTTGGCAAAGCGGCGGTTCGTTTGAATCTGCTGTTGAACAACCCCGAGGTTGGGCTGACAAGAGCATTGGCCCGTGGGTCGAGGCTCTTTCAGAAGTCTATCGTGATGGTGTCTTGGTGAAGGAAATCACTTTTGACGAAGTTCGTGCTAACGCAAGGAAATGATGACTAAAGAAGAAAAGATCAAGGAGAACATGGGCTTCTACCGCAAATGGTCGAAATACTTCGGCGAGGAGTCCATGTTAGAAATCTCCTGTGGAATGATTCAACATCTGGCTGATAAGTGTAAAGAGTATCGGCAGAAAATTAATGAACTGGAAAAGAAATGAACACCCAACAATTTATTGAGGTGGCGCCGACTTATTACGCTGTAGGAGGCGGTGACCGATGGTATCACAATTGGGCACATGCGTATAGAGTTGCCGGCACGGTAACCGAAATGACCAAGAATCAGGCATCCGATGCCCTGGTAATCGCAGCATGGTGGCACGATGCGGTATATTTTCCGGGTGCTGGTGCTGATGCAAATGAGCGATGCTCTTCGGCGGCGTTAGGCTTGGAGGCTCGTCGTTTGGACTTCTTCAATCCTCTGAGTAAGGAAGAGAAGGATGCAGTGAATGATGCCCAAGTTCTTATTCAACACACCTGCATTGAAGATCATCTACACCCCAACCGAATCACCGGTGATCTTGCTGTGCTGCTTGACGCTGATCTGTCCTCGCTGGCTGATCTATACGACAAGTTTCTGGAATCACAGCAGAACATCATCAAGGAAATGGGCGGAACTTGGCCGGAATCTCAGCCCGAATCTGCGGCGTTTCTGAAAAACTTTCTGGAATGCCGAGATTTCATTTATCACACTGATTATGGACGCGAACACTGGGAAGCCGCAGCCCGAGCAAATATTGAGAAATATCTCAAAGGTTGACAACAAATAGCACCTGTGCTATAATGTATTTACGGTGAGATAGACTCATCAGACAAACATAAAGGATCTTTATGAACAAGCAAAAACAATCAAAATACGACCAGTTTCTTGACTCATCCGAGGGCAAGGAACTGTTGAAGAAGCATACCCTGACAGAGATTGGTATCTGGAAAGTGCGCGGCGCTGATAGCAACTGCGATTTCGGTGGCCATCACTACATGCCCGAACTAGGACAGTTTGAGGGCAAGCTGCGCGACATTATTGTATATGCTGTTGACCTGTCTGGTTTCTGGTCATGGGGTCCAGGCGATATTACTAGGGTAAACAAACCAATCAAGATTGATGAACAAAGCAATCAAAAACGGATTGAACTTCAAACCCGAAAAGGTGAACTTGAGGCTATGCTGAAGGTGATCAACAATCAACTGAAGGACATGGCATGAAACAATATCACACTCTGGTCCTAATCGGACGCTTCCAACCAGTCACTGTTGCTCACGCCGAAATTATCCGCCGAGCAATGGCTCAGGCAAAGCAACTGGTCATCATCGTCGGCTCTGCGAATCAGCCTCGCACTTACAAGAATCCTTGGACAAGCAAGGATCGTGAAATGATGTTGTCCAATGTCGTCAACGATATCGGCGACACCTTTGAACACAACAACACCTTCAGTCCCGGTGAGTTTGACCACACCGGTCACAATCACTGCATGGTTCGGATAGAACACAACATTGACACCCTGTACAACGATCAATCGTGGGCAGTGCGTGTACAGGCCATCGTGGCAAAATACACACAACCAGGCGACAACATCGCCCTCATTGGTCACAAGAAGGCCGACACTGCCGAATATCTCAGCATGTTCCCTCAATGGGCCATGGAAGAGATTGAGGAGATTGAACCCCTCAATGCCACAAAAATCAGAGACCTCTACTTCCGCAAAGATGTAAATATGAATTTCATCCGCGGTGTAGTCCCCCAATCTGTCGCCCGTATGTTGGAGGGCTGGATTGACAGCCCAGAACGCACCAGCGTTATTCAGGAGCGCGAGTTCATTGAGACATACAAACGACAATTTGCCTCTCTTTCATACCCGCCAATTTTTGTTACCACTGATGCGCTGGTAGTGTGTTCTGGTCATATTTTACTTGTGGAACGAAAGTCATATCCGGGCAAAGGACTATTTGCGCTTCCCGGTGGCTTCCTCAATGAACACGAACGAATTATTGATGGCGTGATCAGGGAATTGCGTGAGGAAACAAAGATCAAGGTACCTGCCCCGGTATTAGTAGGTAGTATCAAAAAGACCCAGGTGTTTGATCACCCTGAGCGAAGTGCCCGCGGTAGAACGATCACGCATTGTTTTATGATTGAACTCCCTGACGGTGATTTACCTAAGGTAAAGGGAAGTGACGATGCTAAAACCGCACAGTGGGTGCCGATCAGTCAACTTAGTTCTGAAAACATGTTTGAAGATCATTACCAACTAATTCAAGAGATGATAGGAGTCTGAGGTGTCAGCGCATCGTACTTCCCAAAATCTATTGGTCGGGGTCCTGCGACCAGCAAGGCGATTGGATATTGTGGGGTGCTTTACGCCAAAGTGTGCTGCGGCAGAGTTAACACTATCAAACAGAATACCATTGACTATCACTCCTTTGGTTTTGTACACTTTATTTTTACGCACATTGGCAATATGCTCTGGTGTTTTCTTTTTTCCTCTGAGGGCATTTGCTATGTTCGTTCGGTGTGTTAATGTCTTAGGGAAAGTAGATGCTCCTGCTCCGGATTCCGGAATGCGATTTGCCCATATTTTATTACCAAAGTCATCCATTGCTGTCACGATATTCCAAAGAGAGCTATAATGAATTCCCCAAATGTTTCTTTCCTCTTTACTATTAGTTTGGAAAAGAATTATAGTTTCAACATCATTACCATGAATTTTCAAATGGGCTTGCCAATCGGTGCCGGAGCCTTGGTATGAGTACGGATCTTGTTTTGTTTGTCCGAGGTAGCGTAATCCCGTTTTACGATGGACTTTTAGATAGAGAGTATAAATAATCATGCTGGTGCTTCCTTTCAAATTTCAAGCATTAGAGCGGGCAGATGTTGGTTCATCGTGGTCCGCACTTTTATTTATCATTTCAACCAATTTAGGAGAATAAATGAGACTGATGTTAGGGGCGAAAGGTAAGCCATCATTGCTTGTTGATGTGGAGCAAGAACGAAGTCTGGCTGACTTTGATTTTTGGGTTGTCAACGGTAACTGGCACGGAGTGTTCTTCAATAGTCATGTGACAATACTGGGATGCCCGAGTGGTGACCACTCTGATTTGGATCAGACAGAAATACTCTGCTCCAATCAGGACCGTTTGCGCGGCAATTATCAGGATGTGTTCAATAACTTCAACAATCCCGAGTATGTCGCACCAATGCCCAAGAAGGTTAAATTTGACTACATGGATGACGATATTCCATTTTAAGGAGATGATATGAACAAACTAATTGAAAAACTTGTTGAACAGGCTGGAATTGAGACCGAGCAGGATCAGGCCGGCAATACGTTCCTTAAGGGTTGGCCCGAAGATTTGGATAAGTTCGCCGAGTTGATTGTGGCAGAAGCGTTTCGTGCAGGTATGCTTTATTCTGCTAAAAAGTATGCGGCAGTTGGCGAAGACCGATTTACAGGTAATGATGTGGTTCTATTCCTAGAAATGGAAGCCGGTGAATTGACAGATGACGAGATTAAGGAACATTTTGGAGTTGAAGAATGAGAACTTTTTGGCTGACTTGTGCCGAATGTGCAATGACACAGTTATTCCAACCATGCGAAGCATGTCCTAACAGAAAGGCTCAAGGACTATGAACGAACAAGACCTTGTATATCGTCTGAGGGAACGTGCCCGCATCCGTCGGCAGATTCCGGGCAGAAAGAGTGTTCAGGAAAACAAACCTGATCGCATTGCTGATCTGTTGGAAGAGGCAGCAGATGAAATTGATCGTCGTCGGAAAATTGATTCTGACCGATATGAAGAGGAACGACTACGGTCGTCTTGGTAAAGCAAAGGGTTGACATCAAATCAGAGATGTGTTAAAATAGACAAAAGGAGTATTTCATGGGCTGTTACATTAATCCAAAAGACATGACCAAAGAGGCGTGGCTTTACAAGTTTGCTAAACCAGTAGCGGGACCTACCACGATCACAGAATCAGAAGTTCCTGTTTGTCTTGTGGACAACGGACCGTTCACTGCGGCTGCTGTCGCATACGACCCTGATGAACTGCGGGTGTTTCAATCCGCAAGTGATCGTCGTCCCAAAGTTTGGTTCACGGCCACACGCGAATCTCTGTACACGGTTTCGGATCTGAAAAACTACGAATGAGACCTACGGGGAAAATCCGCTGGCTGGTGACTTCCAACGAAGTTACCAAAGATGAGATTGACGAATATCGCAAAAGCGCGGATGTTTGTCTGACAGATGCCAAGCGAATTCTGGAAGACAGAAAACCACCCAAACTTCAACAGTGGGTGGTGATAAACGAATGGAAGAACGAAGGCGAATGGGCCGATATCCCAATAGAATATGAAGTACATAACAAACAAATATAAAAGCGTGATGCTGCCATATAGCGATGAATTGCTTGAATGGCTGCAGGACACCTACCCTCACTCAAAATACCACACGGAGATATATGGAAACTAAGAACTTTGAATCAGTAAAACACGCACGGGCCGTGGCGAAAAAGCAGATGGAATTCTTCAATCTGATGATGCACGGACCCGATAAGTTGAAACACCTTAAAGGCAATTTGATTGATCTTGCCGAACACGGTGAGTTTGACATTATCGTTCAAGGCTGTAATTGCTTTGAAACGATGGGCAGTGGCATTGCCAAGGAAATCAAGAAACGATATCCAGCTGCTTACGATGCTGATATCAAATACTCCAGCGCCGGAGACTATCATAAACTCGGTGATTACTCAGTGATGCTCGGCAAACAATTCAACATCATCAATGCTTACACACAATACGGATTCCGCACTGGAGGTGAAGATGGTGATGTGTTTGAATACGATTCGTTCAAGTTGATCCTGCAAAAGCTGGCACACACTTATCCAGGTGGTCGGTTCGGGTTTCCGTACATCGGCATGGGACTTGCAGGCGGTGACTCTGAAACCATCCTTAGCATGTTGGAAGGATTTGCCAAGACAATTGACAAGGCCGCTGCGGGTGGCTCTGTTACTCTTGTGGAGTTCGCATGATTGAAATACAAGCACCAAAGACGTTTGAGTTCGCCGACGATCCTCTGATCTTCCTCGCAGGGTCCATTGAAATGGGCCTGGCAGAGAAGTGGCAAGATCGCGTGGTGAAAGCCCTCGCTGACGAATCCTGCACCATACTGAATCCCAGGCGTGATGACTTTGATCCGGCGGCCAAGCAAGAGGCATCTAATCCATACTTCGCTGAACAAGTGAACTGGGAACTTGATGCACTTGATTTTGCTGATATCATCCTGTTCTATTTTGACCCGAATACCAAAGCCCCCATTACTCTTATGGAACTTGGTCTTCATGCTGAGACTGGTCAACGGATACTTGTTTGTTGCCCTGAAGGATTCTGGCGTCGTGGCAATGTTGAAATTGTCTGTGCCCGCTATGGAATTACCATGGTAAATACGCTTGAGGAACTCATTTCCAAAGCGAAGTGGCTAATTTGACAATAAATGGGTTTTGTGATATAATACTTGTATTGAATCAGAAAACGGAACGAAATGTCTCTCCCCACTGTTATTGCTACTGTTCGTGTTTACAACCAAAACTACGACAACACGGACCCTACTTCTAACTTCCAAATTTCTGAGGAACGCAAAGTCGAAGTAGTGCAACTGAATTTGAACTCTGGCGGGATGCGTGTCCGCTTTGTTGATTCGTATCAGGGCAAGAACAAAATTGTCACTCAAGATATCCCCGCAACCGAATTTTTTGCCCAATACGACATTGTTGCCAAAGGTTGACATTTAATCATTTTGGGTATATAATACTAACATCAACTCGTTAAACGGAACAAAATGTCAACAAATTCAGCAATCGGCGTCGTCATCAACGGTAAAATCAAAGCCGTTTATTGTCACTGGGACGGTTATGTCGACGGCGTCGGCAAGACATTACTTGAGCATTACAACCAAGAAAAGACCGAACAACTTGTGGCTCTCGGTTCAATTTCAGTCCTCGGAAAGAACATCGGCACCAAGCACCCGTTTGATCTGCACGACAAAAACACCTGCACTTTTTACGGTCGGGATCGTGACGAGGAAGATGTTGACGCCAAGATGTTTGACACTGCAAACGAGTTCATGGAATGGTTTGACGGTGGTGAATACTGGTACATTCTGGGAACAGATGGCATCTGGTACTTCTCTGAAGGTGACCCGTTAGCATGGAAGCGTGTTGACGGCGCGATTGATTGGAAATAACCAAAACTTGACAATAAATCAGTTTGGGTATATAATACATCTTAACTCGCAAAACGGAACAAAATGGTTATCTCGCGTAAAATGAAACTCGGTGCAGCTTGGACCGCTACAGTTGTGCCACTTTCAGTCGCTTTCTGGTTTGCCCCGGCCTTCGTGGGCGTCTTAGTACTTATCGTTGGTTTCATAGTCGGCGCTGCGTATCTTGTCGCTACACTGATACCATGAACAAATTTGAAAACTGGTTCCTGAAACGGATCATCAAGCGCGAAGTGCGTCAGGATTATGATCACGATAAAAAGCATCAGGCACTGTACCAGATGATTCGTGACGCGCATCGTGAAGAATTCACTGAGGATAACGAGGTGACTGCTGACGATTTTCTGCGTGAGCAATTTGAGAAAACACAATCTCGAAGCACCCCGAAATGAACGCCGTTCAAGAAACAACGAAGTGGGTTGGTAAAGCACAACCTAATAACATCTACCTGATGGATGGTGACCGAATCGTTGCCTTTCAGCGCGGTGGAAATGCGCCCTACTACTTCAAAAAGCCGATTCGGATCAGCGTCCGTGGTCGCACATTCAAACCCGTGGTCCCTTCTCCGTTCAAGGTTGTCAAAGCAAACGACACCATTGAAGTTACTGGTTCCAAAGGGCAAATTTACACCGTGAATACCGTGGAAAAAACATGCACTTGCCCCGGTTATATCTACCGCGGTCAGTGTAAACATATCAAGGATTTGAAATGAAAACAGAAGATTCCCCGCAATACAGATTCCCGCAAAAACGAAATGGCGTGTCACATCCGGAATTTGGGCCAGGTGTCTGCACAATGTACGCTCATTCTGTGAGCGACGGCGACAAGATCATGGTGAAGTTTGACTCTCTGACAGAAACCAAGTTGGTGTTCTGTTCGGAACTGACTTCGCTGCCAAGTCATTCCGTAAGCCCTGATCCTGCGTACAGCAGAAACAGTGGTTGGATTGGTAGCAATAACTACAAACAAAGGAAATAAAATGCCAAATGTAAAAATGAAATGCCGTCGCGGTCACTCTTTCACCGCATATGTCGCAACCAAGTATTCCAAAGTGGAATGCCCTGAATGTCAGCGTCAGGCGCGTTCGTCTGACGATTCATTCACCTCGTCAATGGTCGAGTCAGTAGTGGCCACAGATTTCTGGAGTTCCAGTTCTGACAGTTCATACTCCAGTTCAAGTTCCAGTGACTTCTCTTCGGGCGGTGGCGGCGACTTCGGCGGTGGCGGATCAAGCGGAAGTTGGGACTGATGGGAAATGACAAAGACAATTGGATGGGTCCAGAGGGATACATACTCCTCTTCGGGTTTGCCATCCTGGCGGCGTTCATCGGTTTCGAAATGGCACTCATACCTTTCGTATTTTATTTCATTCTTCGCGTAACACTCGGGTTATGGGTTACGGTTACAATCACGGCCATTGCTATTATACTGTGTATTCTCTTTGGATGGCCTGCTGCCGTGATAGCCGGGGTATTAGCCATGTTTGTTATAGCAAGTGTGCGTGACCCCCAAACTGTTTTGAATGTCATCGAAGACCGAGACGATAAGGCGAACGGTAGACCACCAAAAGTTAGATAGGAAGAAACTATGAAACGGTACGCCGTAAAAATAACCGACAGTGCTGGCAGGGTGTCATTCACTGCCATCGGGCTGGGCACAACTGAGTACCCACAAAACGCACATCTGTACGCCGGGCGCGACCTCGCTGAAAAGAAACTTGAACACTACAACACCAATCCACAATGGTATAAAAAAGCCGAAATTGTTGAAGTTGAAGTAACTGGTCTCTCTTGACACAAAATCCGTTTTGTGTTATAATATCTCTTTAGGAGTATTGAATGAAGCTGGCAGTTGCCTCCGATCTTCACCTTGAGTTTGGTGATATCACATTGAAAAACGAAGGCGCCGATGTACTGATTCTGTCAGGTGACATCGTGATCGCCAACGACATGCACGACCACCCTCCGGTGGTGACAAACCCGTACGCTCCTTACATTGATTTGGGTTCGCGTCAAAAGTGCGCGTACCGTTTCCGCGACTTCTTTCAGCGGGTGTCGAACGACTTCCCGCAGGTTATCGTCGTTGCCGGAAACCATGAGTTCTATCATGGCAAGTGGGTTGGATCTTTGGTTCATCTGCGCGAAGAATACGCCAGGTACCCGAATGTTCACTTCCTGGAACGCGACACCAAGGTCATTGATGACATAACATTCATTGGTGGCACTCTGTGGACTGACTGTAACAAGTACGATCCACTGACCCTTCACGCTCTTGGCGACATGATGCAGGATTACAATGTGATCCGAAACGATTCACTTGGATACACCAAGTTGCGGCCTGCTCACTCTGCCCAGCGTCATCGTCAGACTGTGGAATACATCAAGTTTGTGCTGGGTGAGAACAAAGACCAGAAGTGTGTGGTGGTCGGGCATCATGCCCCGTCGTATCAGAGCATTTCGCCTGAGTACAAGAAGCAATTCAGCATGAACGGCGGATACGCCAGTGATCTGTCTGAGTTGATTTTGGACAACCCGCAGATCAAACTGTGGACCCATGGTCACATGCACGATCCGAGCGATTACCTCATCGGTGATACTCGCGTTGTCTGTAACCCGCGTGGTTACATCGGCTACGAATCGTGCGCGGATGCCTTCACGTTGAAGTATGTGGAAGTATGAAAATGAAAAAGAAATGGGCAAGTGCCGAACATAAACGTAGGTCAGAGGAACTTACTGACTCTTGGGCACAGTTGAAAAAGGCTCACGGAGTAATTGAAGAGGAAAGGAAGAGGAAGCGCGCCATGAGCGCAGAACCCTATTCACCTCCGGCACCTGCTTTCCGCGAAGCCACGCTACCCAAAATACCAAGTCGGGTAACTGCCGGTGGGTCGTGTGCGCGACCAGAAGATAAGGTGTATACTGGAACCGAAATGATCGGTATCAGCATCATTCACAAAAGCTGCCTGCAGCCGATATTCAGCAAGGATTCGGCAAAAGAAGTGGCAAACATGAGGCGTTGATTTGCCCAAGTATGTTGCTATTGTGTCACAGATTTGATATAATAGACTCACGCTGAATAAGCGATTTACAAGGAAAAAAGTATGACTAAGCAAGAACGCCTCATTGAGGTTCTACAAACTGGTGAGTCTCTCACCGCAAAGCAAATCAGTGCCCGTTTCGGCATTGCAAACCCCACTGCCACTGTATCAAGCCTGCGCTTGAACGGTGGTTTCGCAGTGTACGCAAATCCTCACACCGACACCAAGGGCCGCACCACAACCAAGTATCGCCTTGGTAACGCCAGCCGTGATGTTGTTGCTGCCGGATATCGTGCTTTGGCAATGGGTCTGTAATCCGTTAAACGGATGACAAACTGCCCTTCGGGGCAGTTTTCCTTTTGCCTATACCATAATTCCGATTTGTGCTATAATAGAAGCATGAATGATTACACCAAAGAACTTGCCAGAAAAGCAGGACTGATTGCGCCCCACGGCAGTGATCGTGAAGGGCTTGCTGATTTTGACTACAGAATGTTTGCGGACCTGATCATCCGAGAATGTATGAACGAATGTCGCCAAGAATGGTATGACACTAACAACGACCCAGTTATCAATGCTAACAAGGATCCACGAATGATCGGCATCAAGATCGGTATCAAGCAGGGTTCCATCAGGTGTCTTGACAGAATCAAAAAACGATTTGGAGTCGAGGTATGAACCTAACAATATGGTATGTTTGGGCCACTGTATTCGTCTCGGCCTTCTCCCTAGGTGTGTTGGGTCTTTATTTACAGAGCCTGACCTTCTATCGCCAATGGCGCCGAAGTCACCCGAGAATGGCGCATTATCTGGAAATACTGTGGTTTGTCATTGCCTTCATCGTAGTGTTGACCTTGCCTGCGGCGTTTGTGACATTGGTGTTGTCTTTTCTCATAGGTTGATATGAAACTATGTCCAGATTGCGCCCCGGGGTTCACTTGCTGTGACCACTGTGCTTACTATAACTTCAACGGTGATGCTGAAGGTTGCTACACCGGCGATGGTTGGTGCCGGCTGCATAAAGAAAAGAGAGATCCTGGCAGCGATTGCGAGGAGTATGTTTGTTTTCAACTATTGAACCCAGAGGGTGTGGAGCCGAAGCATGAATGAATATACAATCCTTCGTCCCATTGTGTTAGGTTTTCTGACACACAATGATTCGTATGACATGATCATTGGCCCAGAGAATGGTCATCTAAAGTTTGACGGACACGACATTATTTTTATAGATAGTAAAGGGATTGAACATGTATCCCATACATCCAACAATGCCATCGATCTTTGGTTAGAACGTGGTAGTTTGGAGTTGAAGCATGAGTGAAGAATTTCTGTTTACAATCAATATTCCTCGCCCATATCCTGAGACTGGCGAGAATGAGAAAATCATTTCATATATTGAGCCGCTGCGTGAAGCTGGTGAGGTATTAGTGTCGTCCGCATACTCGTTTAATCTAGATCAGTTTAAGGCAGGGAAAGAATGTTCTTGTAGTCCGGGATTCGGGTATATGTTTTGGTTCAAAGACAAGAATAAAGCGGCTGAGTTTAGAAAATTATTTGGAGCAAAAGCATGAATGATCGTCCCCGCTTGTGGGTGTTCTATTCGCTAATGGTGGTATTATCTCCATTCATACTGGTATGGGCAATATATTCAATAATCACAGCCTTCATAAGAATGGGCGTAGATGTAATAAAGGACAGAAAATGAATGAACGATTGAAAGAACTTGCCGAGCAGATATGGGCCGAAGAATATTGGGCAAATCCTAACACTGATAAACTTTTGCCCGCTCAGTTAAATAAGTTTGCCGAATTGATTGTTCGGGAATGTGCATCCATTGATTTTTATAATCTGGCTGGCTTCGACCTCCACGATCATGACCGTGCGTCCCAAGTTATCAAAGAACATTTCGGAGTTGAATGATGATTCAGTTTATTGTGGGTGTGTATTGCCTTATAAAATTCTTTCAATATTTAGATACACATCCAAAATATCCAGACCCACTTGATACACCGCAGGATTATATGTAATGAATAACCGATTGAAACGACTTGCTGAACGATCTTTTTGGGATAAGCAGGCACAACAGGATATGGAAGATTTTATTGATT